TATAGATTTACAGAAAAAGCTAAACCAAGCTTATCAAGAAGGTAGGCTAAAAATGAAGACAAGAGTTCAAGAGGTTGTCTTCTCCACAGAAAAAGATCCCTTACTTGGTTGCTACCGATCCCATTTTGAAAAACATCTATTACGAATACCTAAAAGCTTTAAGACAGCTATCTGGCAATATAAGCAATACCATACCGCTATCAAGAAGGCAGTGATAAGCCAGTTAAAAAAGATGACCATATCCCAGATGCTACCTTATGTGCTTTATCTCCATTCAATAAGCCAGAGACTGGCCACTTATCAGATGTTGAATATAACAAAGACGATGAAACTATTGTCGGGGATCTCTTAACAAAACAATTTTAAATATGAAATTACCATTTGGAATAAATTTTAAAATATTCAAAGAGCCACAAACAAAAAAGACAGTTAAAAAGGATGTTGAATTAGGAGCAAGCGGAACCAGTATATTTGGCGGTGTTATTTCTGAATCTGACTATATTCCTGAATTAACTGGCACGGATGCTATTACTACCTATAACAAGATGAGAAAGTCCGACGGAGTAGTTAAGGCTTCCATCTTAGCTTGCACCCTACCGCTTAGAGCAATTAACTGGTATGTCAAGCCAGCTTCTGATGATAAGCTAGACCAAGAGATAGCCGAGTTTATTGAATATAATCTCTTTGAAGCAATGACTATCACTTGGGATGACTTTTTAAGGCAAGCCCTTTTAATGCTCCCATTCGGTCATATCTCCTTTGAGAAGGTTTTTACTAGCTTAGAATTTAACGGCAAAGATTATATTGGTTGGCGCAAATTCGCCCCTCGTTTGCCTGATACAATTTATAAATGGCAAACCGAAGACAATAAAGATGGCATTACTCAAATTACCGCCTCAAAAGGCACTGTTTCAATCCCAATGGATAAGCTCCTTATATTCGTTTACGATAAAGAAGGGGATAACTGGGAAGGGACATCAATATTAAGAAGCGCTTACCGATCTTGGTATTTTAAAGAGTATATTGAAAAAATAAATGCAATGGCCTTTGAAAGGCAAGGATTAGGAATACCAATAATCAAATTGCCGGAAGGACACACGACTCAAGATATTACAAAAGCCAAAGAGATACTTAAAAATATCAGAGCGAATGAGCAGGCATATATTATTCTACCGCCCGGATGGGAATTTGAATTTGTTGATCCGAAAGCTAATAGCGTCAAAGACCCCAAAGAGACAATCCAAAGATATAACCGTGAAATCCTTATCAGTGTTTTGGCTCAATTCTTAGATTTAGGTTCGGGCCCTTATGGTTCAAGAGCTTTAAGCGCCGACCAATCAACTACCTTTCACAATAACCTAACCGCTATTGCCAAGCAGATTAAAGATGTCATTAACAAATATGCTATCCAACAGCTTGTTGATTTAAACTTTGATGTTCAGCATTACCCATCTTTAGAACACGGCAAAATAGGAATGGTTGAATATGATAAATTAGCTAAAGCCCTTCAATCATTAGTTCAAACTGGTGTTCTCAAGACAGATGATGAGTTGGAAGCATATATCAGAGAAGTAATGGGTTTGCCTGAAAAGATGGAAGATACAGAAGAAAAAGAGAAATCTAAGCCAGAACCAAAAGAAGAGGTAAAAAAAAAGAGTAGCGAGATGAGGTTCTTTGAGCCTTGGCGCAAACTAACCTTTGCTGAAAGGAAAGTCAATTTTAAAGATATTAACGCCAAAATGGATATAGCTGAGGCAGAATTAAAGAAAAGCATAAAGGAAGTTCTTAAAAAAGGGCAAACAAACATTTTAAAGCAGGTTGAAAACTTATTATCTGAAACAGATATAACCAAAAGAAGACAAAAAATTACTAAGCTAGCAATGAAATATCAAGGTGAATACAGGCAATTAATTCTCAATCACACTAAAGAGCTATTTGAATATTCTAAAACCCTTGCTTCCCACGAAATGAAAAAGCCAGTTCCCTCAACTCCTCAAAAAGCTATTAGCAATATGTCCTTACAAGCCGACTCTTTAACCGATAAAATGAATGATGATATAGTAAATACAGCCAAAGTAAATACTTTAACCAATCTCCAGCAAGGCAAAACCAAGCCACAAACATTAGCCCTTGTTTCCACTGCGGTAAAGAAAAAGGTTGATAGTTTCTGGCAAAATACTCCTCCCGTAGTAGTTTCCGGTTCAATCAATCAAGGCAGGCGAACAGCTTTTGATAAATATAAAGATTCAATTTATGCCCTCCAACGAAGTGAAGTTTTAGACACCCGAACCTGCAATTATTGTCTCTCCTTAGATGGCCGTGTTTTTAAGAAGTCAGATCCCTTTACTAAGGTTGACGGTTTCCATACAAATTGTCGCGGTATCTGGGTTGAGGTAATGAAAGAAGAACCCGAAAAACCAAAGATTACAGGCATTCCTAAGTCTCTCCGAACCGCTTTTGGCGGCCAGTTAAATTTAGTCAAACAACCCACCAAACCAATAATCAAAAAAGACTCCTTTGTAGTAAAAAACCATCCCGAATTATCATCTTAATAAAATTAGGTAGCAAGGAAGGCTACCGGATACAATATGAAGACATTTTTAAATCCTATCTCAATGCAAGAGTTTTCTGAAATCCCTCCTAAAGAGATTCAGATTTTAAAACCCGGTACTTGGGATCACCCCGAATATGGCTTAATTAAAATTACCCAGAAGGACATAGAAAAATTTGTTGAGAATTTTAATAAATCCATTAGACGGGATTTGCCAATCGACGTTGAGCATAAAACCACAGAAGGGGCAGTTGGTTGGTTTAAACAATTAATTAATAAAGGGAAAGATGGTCTTTGGGCAACAGTGGAATGGACAAAACAAGGTCGTCAGTTGCTGAAGGATAAAGTTTTCAAATACTTCAGCCCTGAGTTCTACTCCACATACAAAGACCCTGAAACAGGAGAAAGTTTTAAAAACGTGTTAGTTGGAGGAGCTTTGACTAACAGGCCTTATTTTAAAGGCCTCAAGGCAATAGTTCTTTCTGAATTAACCGCAGTTCATATGAAGTTAGAAGATATTTTAAGTAAAGAAGTTAGTGAATTAACAGATGAAGAAAAAGAAGAAATCAGAACCAACGAAGATAAATTGACTGATGAACAAAAACAAAAGTTTGCAGATGTTTTAAAAGCAAACGAAGAAGAAACTGAAGAGAAAGAAACTGAGGAAGCAACTGAAGAGGAAACTGAAAAACAAGCAACAGAAGAAGAAACTGAAGAAGAAGAGGAAACTGATGCTTCAGAGAAAGTCGTTCAGCTATCCGAAAACACTCTCAAAATTTTAGAGAGAAACGCCAAAGAAGGCGTTAAGGCAATGGCTGAATTAAGAAGGCAAAAAGCAGAAGCGTTTGTTAACTCATTGACTTTTAGTGAAGTTAATGAAGCTGGGCTTATTCTGCCCAAGTCCAAAGATAAGGTAATAAATTTCCTATTGTCCCTGTCTTCGGAGCAAGCAGAAAAGTTCAAAGAAGTTTTGGCAGAAATGCCAAAGGCTAACTTGTTCAAAGAGATTGGCAAGGATGAAGCCGGGATTAAAGGCAATGCCAGTGAAAAAGCCACACAAATGGCTGAAGAAAAAATGAAAGAAAACGACAAGCTTTCTTTCAGGGAAGCATTAGAGTTGGCATTATCCGAAAATCCAGACTTAGCCAAACAAATTGAGCAAGGCAAATAAGTTTAAAAAAAGGAAGGAACAAGAAATAGTCGAACTTGTTTATTAATTACACCTTAAATTAATGTCACAACAGTTAGGAGTATTAGACCTTACTTTCACAGCAGGCGAGGATTTAGACTCAAATCAATATTACCCTGTTTATCTCTCTGCAGACCAAACCGTTAGTCTTTGCACTACTAGCCACGTTGACGCTATCGGAGTTCTTCAAAATGAACCTAAAAGCGGCGAAGCTGCCGTTGTCAGGGTTTTAGGAACTACCAAGGTCATAGGTGGCGAGGTAATTGCCGCTGGCAAAAGAGTTTTTGTTGATACTGACGCAATGGTGATGGAAGAGAATGCAGCTGCTCAGGCAGAAGCTAGGTTGATTGGCATTGCTTTAGAGGCTTGTGATGCAGAAGACGATATTTTTGAAATTCTCCTGATGCATTTCAGCTTCGTTAAGGGCGCAACCTAATGGGACCAACTTTACAGGATATTCGCTACGACCCAATACTTTCTAAAGTTTCAGTCGCCTATCAAAACGCTGAGTATATTGCTGAGCAAATCCTTCCGACAATTCCTTCCAAAAATAGGACTGGTAAATACTTTACTTACGACAAAGCTAAATTTCGCAAAGTTCAAAGCTTAAGAGGAATGGGCACTCCAGCCAGAGAGGTTGAATATGCTCTTTCTCAAAGCACTGCTTATGTTTGTAAAGACCACGCCTTGAAAGAAATTGTCCCGGTTGAACTCAAAGATCAAGCTCCAGCGCCTCTAACACCGGAAATAGACGCTACCGAGAATGTGACTGAAAGATTGTTAATTGAAAAGGAATATGATTTAGCCAGTTATATGAAGAACACTGGTAATCTGACCAACAATACTACTCTTTCAGGAACTGACCAATGGAGCGACTATGCCAATTCAGACCCAATAGATGATATTGAGACTGGAATTGAGAGCGTAAGAAGCAACATCTTCAAGTCCCCTAACACTCTTGTCATCGGGCAAGAGGTATGGAACAAGCTAAAACACCATCCTGATTTAATTGAAAGAATCAAATACGGTGGATTTGGCAAGATGACTCCTCAAGCTTTAGCAGATTTACTTGATATACCTAAAGTAATTATTGCCTCAACTGGATACAACAGTGCTAATGAAGGCCAAACAGATTCCCTTAGTTATATTTGGGGAAAATATGCTTGGTTGCTCTATGTGGCTCAACGCCCGGGCGTCAAGCAAGTTAGCTTTGGTTATCACTTCCAGTATAAAAATAGGCAAGTTGACAAGTGGTTTGATAAAGACAGAGAGGGAACTTGGGTTAGAGTTCACGACGACTACACCAGAGAAATCATTACCGTTGACGCAGCCTACCTAATCAAAGACGCAGTGGCGTAATTTCAGGATTTAATTCTATGGGATACGTAAGAGAAAAATTAAACACTGTTTTTGAAGCAAGAGCCTTTAGATCTTGGAATACCAGCAATGATGAGGAAATAATGCCTTATATCATTGTTGTTGATGCTACAGCTACTGACGCTAAGTCATTTACTTATGCGCTGAAAGATAAAGTTCGTGTTATTGACGCTTGGATTATTCCGGTTGTTGCCAGTGGAGGTGGAACTTGCCAGATTCAAGATAATGATGGCAATGCAATCACTGATGCAATGGCTTGTGCTACTAATAAAGCATTAGCTAGAGCAGCCGAAATTGATGACGCTAATTACGAAGAGGCTAAGGGCAATAATTTGAAGGTCGTGCAGAATGGCAATGCCGATTCTTGCTGGGCTTTCATCTTAGTTGTTCCTGTAAAATAATGGGATACAAAGTCTTAAGTAATTTAAAACACGACGGCATAAAGTATGGACTTGGTGATGTAGTTGAAATGCAAGAAAAGCAAGCTCAAAGCTTAGTTAAAGATGGAATTTTGGAAGAAACCAAAAAACAGCCAGAAAAAGAACTGACTGAAATTTCCAAAATGAGTGTTGATGAGCTTAGAGAAATTGCTGAAGAAAAAGGATTAGATATTAAAGGTTTGAAAAAGGCTGAATTAATTAAAGCGATCTTAGGAAAGTAAGCAATAGGTTGATTCTGCCCATCTGACCATTTTCCTTGTATGGTTAGTAGCAAGGTGGGTAGAAATCAGGTTGTTGTTATTAAAGGTCGGATAAAAAATATTTTTCAATTATTATGTATAAAAATTTATTAATTTCAATTGGTATAATCTTATTAATCGTTGTTGCTTTGTTTTTTGCAGCAAATAACACATCAGAAAATCCAATGCAAGGTGGTGGTTATTTAACAGGTTTTCCTATTTTTGGGACAGCTTCTACCTCACCTGATTATTTAGCTACTTCCACTGATCCACTTACTTACGAAATAGGCCTTGGTGATAGCGTTAATAATATCTCTTTATTAAGCAATATTAACGCCTCCAGCACTGATTCAGAATTCAATTATGTCTTCTATACTTCCTATGACGGTATTGATTGGTATGATATGGAGCAAGCTACCTCTACTACTGCCTCAAGCACTAAATTTATTGATATAGGCGCTATTAACAATAAATATCTCAAGATTGAATTATCGCGAACAGAAAACCATTCGGGTGGAGCTGTCTATACCGAAGCTATTATTAAAAGTAGTTATTAAGCAGAAGCGTCTGAGGGGTTTTTAATTCTAGCTAGGTTAAACACCCTTCAGGCTTCATTAAAAGGTCGAGTAAATACTAATTTATGTAAGGATTATATCTATGTCAAATAAGAAGAAAGAAGAACAAAAAGAAGAATTAGTTTCTATTTATGATCCAACAATTGATGCCTTCCGTGAAGTTCCAGAGTCGGTGGCCAGACAATTTATAAAGTCAGCCAAAGACTTGGAGCAAAAACTGGAAGACGATGAATAATGAATTTACAAGAAAAAGGCAAAAGTAATGAAAAATTAAATATTGCTCAATCAACAGGAATTTTAGAGAAAGCATTTGAAAATGCAGTCTGGAAAATTAGGAAGTTTGCCAATGATGAGGCGGTAAAAAATAATAAGCCTTATGAAGTTTCAAGTTTTAAAGGCAATTGTCTTTGCAATGAAGGGATTAACGAAATTCTAACCATTATTGGATCTGACTCAAGCGGAACGAAGTATGACAATACCAACGCTTATTTAATTGTTGGAACTGGGGACGGAGCGGCAACAGCTGATGATACCGAGTCTGATTTTACAGCCGGAGTAGTGGAAGGAATGGAATCCTCTTATCCCACTTATGGGACAAGCCAAAAAATCACTTGGAAAGCAAGCTATGGTTCAGATGATGCTAACCAAGCTTGGAATGAATTTGGGGTATTAAATGCTTCCACTTCGGGTAAGTTGTTAAATAGAAAAGTGTCAGATCAGGGAACAAAGACTTCAGGACAGACGTGGGAACTTAGTCTAGAAATTACCTTCTCTTAAAATCTTAATCTACAAATGAAACTAGTGTGAAATATGTGTAGATTGGGTGGAAGAAGAAGGACTCTTTAATAGTGGGCTGAATGCTCAGGAACAAAGGGTCGTAGACAAGGATTAATCTAATGTAAGTTATTTTCAACTATGGCAGACAAAAAGATAACACAATTAGAAACAAAAGAAACGCCAGAAACAGTAGATTTGGTGGAAATTGTAGATGATCCTTCGGGAACACCTACAAATAAAAAGGCAACTCTACAAAATGTAGTAGAAAAGGTTTTAAGTTCAACCTCTATTACAGATAATTGGAATATAGATGGATCAGATACCTTATATGTAGATAAGGCCAATGGTAGAGTCGGTATAGGGACTACTAGTCCGGGCTATAAATTGGAGATAAATGGTTCGGGGTTAAAGGATCGGCTTTATATCTACGATGGAGGCACCAATGGAGTCCGATATAGCTATGATGGATTAGAGAGCGCTTACCTTAGCTGCCCTCTTTATATTGGCGGTTCAGGTTACATTAAATTAACTACTTACTTTGATGGGACATGGCATGAGAGAGTAAGGATTAACAACGATGGTTCTGTTGGTATCGGAAATGATGATCCTACTTATGCATTA